GTCACACGCTTCCATGACGCGGGTTGCGAGGCCGAGCGCGATCTCTGCGGCGGCGCCGGATTTCATCAGGCCGAACGCCTTCTCGTAGACGACGAGCTCGGGATCGACGGTCACGAGGGTGTCGAGGAGCCAGCGGTTGAATCGGATGAAGCGGGTGCCTGGGGATTCGCCGCGTTTGAGGTCGAAGTCCACGTAGCCGGACTCGCGGCGGATGCCATCCCATGCAGCCCAGCCGGTACGGGTAGCGAGGTCAAGTGAAAGCACTCGCATCAAGCCTCCAATCCCCTCAGCGCCTCGGCCGCTTCGGCGATGCGTTCTTGGCGGGAGGGGACGCGGATGGGCGGGGGCGCGGCACTCTTCAGCCGGTCGTGTGCCGCTTGCTGGCAGGTTCGGGAGCAGAACCGTTGCCAGGGTCGGTATCGCCGAAACGGGGCGGCGCAGCGCTGGCAGATGCCCCGGAAATCAGCCATGCACGGCTTGGCAGGGGTCACTCGACCGCCTCCGCGAAGCCCAACTCAGACTGGGGCGTGCCGGTTCTCCAGCCAGCCACAGCGTGCGCAACGTTCTTGACCGCTTGCCGGTAGTAGCTCGCCTTCAGCTCAATCCCGATGCCACGGCGCCCGGCCATGACGGTACCGTAGACTTCCGAGCCGACCCCCATAAACGGCGTCAGAACCGTCTCGTCCGGGTTGCTCCACAGAACGAGGCAGCGGTCGATCACGTCGAGTTGCAGCGGATGAACGTGCTTCTCGTCCTCCTGGTCTTTCGCGGCCTTGAAGGGCAGGACCCGGTCGATCCTCACGTCATCCCAAAACGCGCTCGCGTACTGCCTCCAGATCCAGTGCGAGTAGCGGTTCTCGATTTGGTTACCCTTGTAACCGCGATAAGAGAGCAGTTCGGCGGGAATCTGCCGCTCGCCGGCGTATTCGGTGAGTCCGATCGGGTGCCGGATCGGGACAGGGTTGTCGCCCTTCTTTCGGAACATGAGTAGGTAGTCAGCCGAGGCGACCGAGCAGCGGGACGAGTCATCGACGATGGTCTTGTGCGCGAGGTTCTTCGCCATCGTCCGGTTACGGACGCCGAGCGGTTCCTTCCAGACGCAGTAGCGCGCGACGTAGCGGAACCCGACCTTCTCATGGAGCCGGATGATGTCGCCAGGGAAGTCGCGCAAGTAATCGACGCCGGTGTTCGAACTCGGGACGTCCATGCAGTGGACGCCGGTGAGGCGCCCGGGCATGGTCAGGCGGAAGAGCTCTTGGACGACGAACTCATAGTGATCGAAAAACTCGTCGTAGTTGCGGGCGTTCGACAGATCGCGATCGCTCGAGCTGTAGTGATACAGCCCGCCGAACGGCGGCGAATAAACCGACAGGTGAACCGAGTTGTCCTTTAGGCCAGGCATGACCTCGCAGCAATCGCCACTGTAAAGCGCGTAACGGTCAGTGATGACTTGATCGGCTACAACCATGCGGGAACCTCTTGCTCAATCGTGAACTCGTTCGTGCGCGTGATGCGCTGTGCGTCTTTCATGTGCGAGACGAGCGCGGAGAACATCCGGTCGGACTGCGCGGCCTTCCGCTGAAGGTTCTTCATGACGCCGTGATCGCCGTCTGTCGCTACGACATCGACTGTAACGGGGCGCGTCTGGCCGAACCGCCAGCACCGCCTCACGCCCTGGTAGTACTGCTCGTAGCTGTGGGATGGGAAAAACGTGACGTGCGCGCAGCGTTGAAGGTTCAACCCCCAAGCCCCGATCTTCGGCTTGGTCACGAGGACGCGAAGTCCACCGTTCGCAAACGCGAGAAGCCGTTCCTCTTTGTCGTCGTCTGAGTCGGATCCGCTGACCTGCAGCGCGCCGGGGATCATTTCGGCGAGGAGATCGCCTTCCGGATTCAGGTGGCACCATACGAGCGACTGGTCGGTTCGGGCAGCGAGTTCAGCGACCTTCTCGCAACGTTCGCGGATCGTGATGCGACGTTCCTCGCGCTGCTCATGGAGTCCGACGGCTGGCAGATCGAAGAGCATCCCGTCGCGCAGGCGTTCAGCCTGGACGAGATGCTCCCGTTCGGTCAGTGTCGGTAGGATGAACGGGCCGTCATCGAATCCGAGGTCTGAGGGCCGCCGGATCGCACGCGCCCACGAGCAGACCCATCGCCAGAACGGCTCCTCGGCATGGCCCTTGAAGCGCCAGAAATTTTTCTTGCCGTGGAAAGCATCAGCACGCTCATTATGCTTGAACCGAAACGAGTGCGTACCGCCTAACACCCCACCATCGACGTTCCGGAAGAATCGCGTGAGCATATCCATGTGACCCATCTCGCCGAGAGCCTCCGCGCTCGTCCCGAGTTCGACATAGTCGTTGGGCGCGGCCGTCGCCGTGCAGAGCAGCCGATACGGCATCCGCCGCATGAACTCCGTAATCTGCGCCTTACGGACGCCATCGAAGTTCTTCAGGATGGACGATTCGTCGCAGACCATTCCGGCGAAATCGTCGGGCGAGAACTTCTCGAGCCGCTCGTAGTTCGTGACGATGATGCTGGCACCTGGAGGGACGCGGCCGTCCGTAACGCGCCTGCAGTCAATCGAGAATTTCTCGGCCTCGCGTAAGACCTGATGAGAGACGGCGAGCGGCGTTGCGATGAGGACCGGACGGTTCGTCTTTCGGACAACATTCGCAGCCCATACGAGCTGCATCGGCGTCTTGCCAAGACCACAGTCGGCAAAGATCGCCGCGCGACCCCTTCGGACTGCCCAATCGACGAGTGCTGTCTGGAAGTCGTAGAGAAAGCTAGGAAGCCATTCGGGTGCGAAGCCATAGGTGTCGCCGAGCTGAGCCTTTTGCGCGAGGAACGCGGAATAATTCACGACAGCACCCGCGTTCCGCATCGCGCGCACTCGTAGCCGACTCTCTTGAACAGAACGACACCACGTCGCGCCGGATGCTGCCGACCAGAGACGGTCGAATAGTCGTAGACAAACAGACCGCCGTCGCCCTGGTCGTGATGTCCGACGATGCGACAGACCCAACGATGCCGAAAACGAATCCTCCCTTCAGCGGACGGCCCGTTCTTTCCGGAAGTTCCGTTGCCTGCGAAAGTGCTGGCAGCGGGATCCACGGGCGGTCCGCTCAAGAGAGAGATGCGCCGCATCAAAGCGTCTCTCCCTTCTCCGGGTACCCCGGCAGTTCCTCGGCGAACTTGACGGCCAGGGCGGCGGCGACTTGTGGCACCAGCGCGTCAAGGATGCGGAGCACGTCCGTCAGGTAACTGCAGGCATCCTGCAGCGGGTCCGCGGCCAGCGCGATGCCTTCCTGCTGGACGAGCGCGACGGAGAGCGTCAGCACGTCGCGCTTGAGCTTCTTCGCGCCGATCAGGCAACCCTCGAGCTCGTCGCGCAGGGTGATGCCGTCCATACCCAGTATTCCGAATCTCTCAATCCCCCGGGCCTTTTTCGCCGGCGGCCCGGGACAATCCGCGGCCGGCACGCGGGGAAACACTCAGTCGATAACCTCTCCATCCGGGCCTACGAGTTCAATCTCGCCGACTGGAGCATCCAAGACCCCCGGCCCGTAGCCCGGCCATTCGCCGCTCTGTTCACAGACCAGAAAGCGCTCGAACCACAGCCTCCAGCACTTTCTCCCGAAGATCTCAGCGTCGGTCGTAAGCGGAAAGACCGTAACTACGTAGGGCGGCTTAACTTCCTGAGCAATGATCGCGAGTTCGCGCGGCACTGGCATGCCGGCCGCCTCAAGTCCATCGCGGTACCAAGCAAGCTGTGCGTGATAATGCAAGCGCAACGCAGTCCAGGGAAACCGCTCGGGACTCGCGTCGCTCGTCGTTTTGTAATCGGTCAGATGGTCAAGCGAAAAGACGTCGGGCGTCCCGCGACATTCGCGACCAGCGAAGTTCCAGAGGATCGTCTGTTCGCGCTTGCCCATCAGGAGCGAGCGGGCCTCGCCGTGGCGATGGATGACGGAGGCCATCTCGCCAGCGCACTCGAACTCCTCAGCCGTCACAATGACCTCGCCATCGTGATCGGCCTTGAACTGCTTCCACGCATTGCCGCGGCGTTCACCGTCGTACACGGTCGGCACGTGGGCTCCGAGGAAGACGGCATGCGCGAGCTTGCCGATTCGCATCGCAGGCGTTTCGGGTGTTGGGTGCGTCATCGCGTAGAGCGCATGCGCTGGGCTGCGTGACATCTGCTTCAAAACTGAAAATCGTAGCGGCTCCATCAGGAACCCCCTCTCCGGTCGCGTCGTGCTTGCCGAGCTCGCGCAGCGGCGCACATACGGCAAGCCCGGGCACCGAGCACTGTGACGTGAGTGTTTCTCTCGTCGAACGGATGTCCGCTTATGCAGTGGGTCTTCTTCGCATTTCGGACGGATGCGCCAGCTCCTCTCCGGATGTTTTCGAGAAGAGTGACTGGCTCAAGGTGAGCCGGATTGATGCATGCCGGAATCCGGCAGAGGTGGTCAAGCGTCATTCCGGTGGGGATCGGCCCGACTTCGCGCTCATACATGGCGCGATGCGCAAGCACTTGACGGCCGCCGATCGTGATCGTCCCGTGTCCCCACTTATTGACAGCGGCGCCGAGCCAGAGCCAGCATCCGGTATTCGGCTCTGGCACGTAGCGATCGAGGCCGCCACGCCAGTTTGGGTTACGAGCGCCGGGATACGTCCTCATGCCGACTCCCGTTCGTCGCCCGGTTCGCGTTCGACTTCACCGAGTTGCGCCTGCGCCTCGCGTCCCTTCGGCATCGGCGGAGCCGTCGGACGGACGCGGATGCCTTCGGTCGTGCCGCCGCCCACGGCCTGAACCATCGTCTTGTAGACGGCGATCGGCTTGCCAGCCCAGTCCTCGATGTAGTTGCCGTAGATCGCCCGGATGGTCTCGCGATTCGTTGCGTTGAGGACGAGAGGCTTCTTTGGATCGCGGACATTCCGAAAGAACACCAGCGGCTTCTTTTCCTTCTTGCCGGAGCCCGCCTTTTGGATGCTGCCCTGCTCGACGTGGTCGATGATGAGCGTGCAGTCGCGACCCTCGGGTAGATCCCATGAGCCGATGTAGTCTTTCTCGTACATTCCGCGGACGTCGGTTTTGCTCATGCGCGGCCCCTTCCGCCCTCGGCCTTCGCCAGTGCGACAAGCGCTTTGTTTCCATGAGCCGCGCAGTATGTGGCGACTTCTTTGCCGTCCTTGTCGATCAGG